TTATACTCTCAGGAGCATCCAGCAGGTCATGCGCCCAATCAAAATACTCGTCTGCGTTAAACTTATCTGCTAAATCTTCTTTAATATTAGTCAATGGAACGAAAGCCTCGAGCAATCGAGTAACGTTTTGTAATTGAGTTGCTTTCTGAGCCCGAGCTACTGGAGAAGAATAATGAATCTTTATATTCTGAGTAGCTAGATCATCAGGCAATGGAGGGAACATCTTACGCTTCTGTCCAATAGCGTATACACGTTGTATCATCGGGCTCGCGTACTCCCCTTGCATACGACCGGTCATAGGAGATATGTTCCTCATCTTCTCTTCTTGTCTCTGAAGGACTTCTGTCGCTGTCATTTGAGGACCGTCTTCTTTTAAACGAAGAATATCGATATGGAAAACTCTCATGATATGCTCATGTCGATTATTAAGAAGATCAAGACCTACGTCAATACGACCTTTATTCCCGAACTCCTCTATGCGGTCATTAATACCAGCTCTAAAGTAATTAAGTGAAGCAGGTCCCGTTCTAATAGGTAACAGGAAGCCGTCATCGGGAAGCTGGAGAGGAGGATCCGTAACCTTCTGAGCAGCCTTAATAATTGTTTTCATCATCTCGTTAACCATCTTGATATCTGGCATTGATGTAGAAGCAGGACCACGACCGTAGGTCTCTTCAGCAGTCTTCTGCCAACGAGGTACAACATACGGGAAGGTCCTAAATCCAGATTCTTCAAGGATAACCTTCTCTTTATCTAATAAAATTAAGGTACTAATGAAAGGTAATTTCGTGTTTAAAGAAGAAGTCGGTGCAAAATCATCATTAGGCTGTACAACGTGTAAACACTCCTGTTCTTCGTAAGGCTTCTTCATTAAAGCCTCAAGCTGCTGTTTACTCAACCTACTCTTATACTTGTTGACTATCTCACGAGAAGTCTTGGTAATGGTTCTATATACTGTATCAACCAACCCAGAACCGTTCTCCGCGATATAACAGTTACCTAAATGGAATGTCTGAAAATTAATGGGCCGACCAGCTCGATCTTCGATCATCATGACGGAAGTACCGAAAGCACCTATGTCCAAATAAAGCTCATGGGACTGGGACGCGAAGTTAGTCTCAGGTGCATTAAATATATCATCATACATGATGTCCTGAACAGTTTCTAAATAACGTCTTGCATCAGGACGCTTATCGATCTTCTTATCTGCCCATCTCAAACCGAACCACCGCTGAGTGGGACTAGTGAGGAAACCGGCTAGGCCGGATGCCAATTGCTCATTAGCCCACGGAGCAGTACCATCAAAGATATACTCCGTTCTAGTTCGTCCCTTACCAGACTTCTGAACATTGAAGTCCCCTCTGTTAGGTAAGACGTATTTTGTTACGTCATTCCATACAGGCTCGTAAGGACCTCGAAGAGCCTTTAAACTCTCGAAGTGTTGCATATACTCGTCAACACTGTGTTGCATATACTCGTCAACATTTGCGGTAACCTTGTTCGTTTTATGAATCATTAGGCGCCGCCAAGTTTAGTTTTAAAAAGATCAGGAGCACCACCTTCAAGCGTTCCACCCTGAGTACTTTTGGTATTCTTTGTAGAAGATCGACTACGTCTATGAGCGAGTCGTGTAATTTCCCTCTGCTTCGCTGCCTCTATTCCAGGATCTGTTTCAGCGTCAGGAGCTTCTGGTAATGCTGGTAAAGGTTTTGGTGTTGGTGCTCCACCCATGATACTCTCCTATGTAGTCATCAACTCGTAATCCGTTTCGGCATGAGTCGGTAAAGGTTTTCTTTTAGTGTCTTCTCTTCTTATAGATAACGCCATGTAGCGCAAAGCATCCATAAAATCAGAAGACCAATCGTGATAAGGCTTATCATTAAAGCATCTCTTTTTATCGTCCCATTCTTTCCTATATTGTCTGGAAGCTTCAATAAGATGCTCCGTATTTTTGTCTTCATTCCAATATATCCTCGACATTATCGATCGCACCGCTTCTATTCCGTCCTCAATAGATAACTTGGGGACAACCCTGAATCTTAAACCGAGTGACTGAGCGGTCTCAAGACGTGTTCTTCCAGTAGACAAGTCTCTCGCCTGTATATCATGTGGAGCGTAGTGGTTACCATAACAATATTGTGATCGATGACCCTGTGATAAGACGTTCACGTAGAACTGTAAGCCTTCTCCTGAATTACTATAACAATCAATTATTCTAATCTGACCCATTGACAGTTGGTAAAAGATGATAACTGTCTGATCCCCTATACCAAGGTCCCATGCGGTATGAACCATAAGCTGACTGTCATACGGGAATTTACCAATTCGACCGCCTTTGCCAGCAACCTCCATTGCTGTCCCGTAATAAGCACCTACAAGGGCTGCATCAAATGAACAATAGAACTCCTGTTGGATAAGCTCTTCTGGCATGCCAGCATCACGCTCTTCTTGAATAGCCTCTTCAGTAACCGCTCCGGTAATTCGAACATCAAGTACCTGACTAAACCACTTCGGGGATTTTTGCGCGTTTTTAAGTAAGGTATATCCATGGTTGCGACCTCGAGGAGTATAGATAAATACTGCCCAACCTTCGTTCTCTAAAAGAATAGGTCGTATATAGTCCCAGGCTCTTGGATCTTGGAGAGAATATTCAGAGAGGATAATTCCCACAGGATTAGCACCAACCAAGCGATCAGGATTATCCGACCCGACCACCTGATATACAGATCCGGTTTTGAACTTAATCCGCATTTCTGTATTGTTAATATTTCCATCAATATTATCCTTAGGAAAATGATCAATAAACTTTCGACCAGTCTTAGTCATTCCCTCCCAGGCAATTTTTCTTCCTTGGTTGTAGGTCGGGAACAAATGCCAGTAGAGGCCAGGTCGCATGATTGAACATACTGCAATCCAATTGATTGAGGTAAGGTCCTTTCCAGCGCGACGATGCCATACGCAAGCCGCTCGCTTTCCTCCATTCTGCAAATATTGGAAAAGGGGCACCTGGTAATCTCTGGGAACCCAGTCGACAGGGACATCAGTTCTAAGCGGCATTCAATGTGCCAATATGTGTTGAAAGATCGTTAGATTCCAAAACGGTCATGGTAATAAACTGAGGACCCGCAATACCGTTATACTGAAGATCGACACTAGAACCAACATGAAGGTAAAATTCAAACGTATACACCTGCAACGGTACAACCATCTTGCCGAGTACGACAGTTGACACGGTCGAACCGTCAGTTATCTTTGCCCTCAGGTTTGAGTTCGCTGTCTCGCACTTCACTTGAACTATGATCTTCTTTACTAAACTCAGGTTTGAGTTCTGGGCGTTCGCCGTGTTTGAGAACGGGCTGCTGAACAGGTCCGTGTTGACCGCTAAGTCCGTTTCGTGGATTGTTCCGAGTACCTTCATTTGCCATATCTCCGAATTGTATTATTTGAAAACCTAAGTTGAGACCCCCACCCTCTGCGGAGATCTCCATACTACGTAATTTGGGAGCTACATAAGAAGCTAATTCTTTTAAACACGGAACCCGAATCTCAGGACCGTACCGATAATCTGTATCGTCGGCGTTTCTCTCCTGGCAAATCTCAGCCAAACCCTCGAAAGGATTTAACCCCTTCTCCTCTAGTATATTTCTAACTATGTCCACACGCCGGATAGCTTTTTCCTTACCCAATGCCTGTGTTAGCTGCGTATTTTTTGCCATCGATTCATTATACCGCAAGAATTAATTCCTTGTACACTTTATTTAATAGATATACGTTGAGTGTTAGTCTATGACCACTTACCCCGATCCGGGAACAAGGTCGAGAGAAGTTTATACTTACTTTGCACTTTGGCCCCCCGGGCCCTTTATATGCGAATAAGTAAAGTTAGTAACACTTTAACTAAGTGAGTACTTAATCTCGCGGCACGCTACGACGTGCGGAGTATCTAACACGAAGGGAGGTGAGACTTATGTTGCTGCATCCATTCACACGTGGATCAAGTAACCGTGCTAGTAAGCATGGTAACGTGGTTGACGTGTACAGGTATACAGATCCAGATGGCGAGTACGTGCGTATCACGCATAACGAACTGGCTTGGGGATGTAAACACCTGATGGAAGTAACGGAGCACCTTAACGTATCCACTGTTGAGGGCTGCGAACGAGTACTGGAGATTCTCTCCTAGTACTTAACAATGTATTACCACCTGTCTCCATCCTGGAGGCAGGTAACCCCTTAACGGGAGGTTCTTATGAACCAGCTAGACCCGCAGGACTCTGTACGCATGGGGCGTACGGAGATTGAAACCGCACTTCTCAGGGCACGACTTGCTCGTGCCACTGAGGGTGACTATGCAGGCGATCGTGAGACCGCTTGGATAGAAGCACTCACATGGGTGCTTGGTCTTGAATCTACTGAGCCTGAAACGGCTTGGGATGACAGATTCATGTACACCCTTAACCGTGCTTGTGGAGACCTGTCTGCTCTTGATATTGAGAGTCAGGAACAGTACGCAAGACAACGCGCAATGAAAGGAGGTGATTAAAATGAGAGCGTCAGACAGTTTAGCACAGACATTCGTGTTTGTGTGTATCGGAGCAGCGCTGTGGTTAGGCTGCACGATAGGGTTCTTACTAGCCTGGTATTGGTAAGAAGAAGTAAGCCTGGTCACATCCTGTGGCCAGGTCCTTAACAAGGAGAAACAAATGACTAGATCGTATTACATTCCAAAGAGGCCACAGTACACTGTCAAGTTGATAGCTACTGCTGTGATAACCTTGAACAGCACTGTAGGTACTAAGTGGGACCAGTACATACAAGATCGAGAGGTCAGAACAATGCAAGACCTTGAAGACCTTGTAACCGACCTGATGAATGACTCACCAGGCGATAACTTTGACATGGAGAAGTAATCATGAAATATCTATTGAAAGGAGGTGATTAAACATGATTGTGTACTCAGCACTTAAGGACATTATTGACAGATTGGATTCCCACTCTGATGATGATGAACAAGTGACAGATGTACTTATACTC